GCAATAGCACAAGGTTTATTCGGTGAAGTAGCAAGCGAGGCAGAGGGTGAAGATGAGGGTACAGGTGCTAGCCATGCTCGTAGCCCAATGTTACGCAACATTGAGGAATTAACATCATTGTGGAAATTCAATGGTAAGCAAACTGGCTTAGACCCAAAGATTGTGAAAGCCCAGCAGAAGATTAGTGAAGCCCTGATTGCATTGGGTGTAGATTTAAACATGATTAACGCCTAACATTGTTAGGTTTAGGAAGCCCCGAAGTTTGGGGCTTTTTCCTTTTGTTAAGTTTTAAATGATAGTTCCCCAAGCAAAAGCGATAGCCCCACGCAAGTTTTTTGTATTGTTATTTTTTTGGTGCTAATGTTATGAGCAAAATAACAAAAGAACGCTTTAAAATCAAGGAGTTACGATAATGTTACAATGTTATCAAATTTTTGAGGTCTGTTTCGGGGTAAAAGCAAAAAAGTGGGTTTGATGTAGTGCAAGGTAAAAGCAGAGAGTGTTAAAAGTTACCCCCGCTTCATATATATTATTTTTGATAACAATATAACATTACACCATAACATTCCCTACAACCCATATACTATAAGGCTTTTCTATTGTTATCAAATTTCCCGTTTTTCATAACAAATAACATAACATTACCCTCAATTTCATAACAAAGCACCATTTTTTCTCTCGTCGCCCTGCAACCAAAGCATTTGCATTTCGTATTACAGTTTGATATAATAGAGGTATAGTAAAAATCGTAACAATACAAATTTCCATATAAACACCAATTTAATAACATTACAAGGAAACATAACAATGTTAGATAGAGCAAAGAAAACAAAAGACGAAGTGAGCCAAGCAGTCGAGTGGTATGCAGTATTAGTTTTTGGCATCGTTATAGGCAGTATGTTTGCCTATGCACTATTAGGAGGGTTTTGATGCAAGTAGCGGACATACTAAAGATTAAGGGCAAGACCTACGAGATATGGGAAATAGGCGAGAACAATGTAATCCTACGAAGCCTAGATTCACGACACTATTTCGTAACATTGCACAAGACCAACCCTTATTTATCCCCAGCGTATGCAAAAACGAACGACACAACTATCCGTGCAGAAACAGCTTAACGATGGCAAGCATACCGACTTTAATGTAATACGCATTGAGGACAGGGGCAATAACAAGTACGAAGTGCATTGGTCAGCTAAGTTTGGTGGCATGAAGTACACCGACTCATTGCTTATATGGGCAGATGACGAACTAGATGCATACCTACTAGTGGCTAGAGTTTATGGAGAGAAAAAGTGATACAAATTGACGAAACAGGAACGATGGCAGATTTAACCCTTGAATCTATTGCCCAAAACAAAGCGCACCAGTACGCAGATAAAGTAGCGGTGTTTGAGGGAGAGTATCAGCGTGCAAAAGCTAGCTATCGAGAGGGCTTTCTTGCGGGTATTGCATACAGACTAGGGGGATTCGATGACAACCTTGGAAGCTAGGGTAAAAGAGATTAGATTGCATAGTTCAGGGATAACTTCAGAGTCAGATGAGGAGCTACATTTATGGGAACTTGCTTATGACTACTCAGAACCCAATGCTTTAACTGAGTGCCCGATGATATGGCGTGCCTATGCACAAGACGAGTTAGATATGTGGGTGCAGTTTAATAAGTGGTTTAACGAACAAGCGCAAGGGAGACCTAACAATGTTATATGGATTCGAGTGTGAGTGTGGTGAGGAAGTAGATGCAAGGCGTATCGCATTAGGCTATTTCTGTTGTTTATCGTGTGGCGATAAAGAGGCAAAGGCTAGGAAGTTTACGATTGCCCCTATTAACAAGTCGAACTACATGATGATAACGGACATACAACAACTTAAACAACTCAATCCTAAGAGGACAACATAGTGGGGCTAACAAAAACAAAACGACTAGAAGCTAAGTGGGAAAGGAAACTAAACATGACAATAACAGATAGTGCTGGGCAAGCGTGGCGAGACTTTATAGACCAGCTAGAGGAAGTAAATGCTGATGTGTACAAAAACTTGTGGATGAAAGCACCAGCAAATGACCCGAAAGTAATAAGCGAGGAGTACCAGCAATGGCGATTCTTAGTACAAGGTGCATTTCTTGCGGGGTATTTCAAAGGTAAAGAGAAGTTAATAACGGGGGAAAACTAATGGGATACCGAAGCGATGTGGCTGGTGCGTTCACTGTGGATGGTAGGTATATGGACAGAGGCGCAGTCGAGCAAGCCAAGTATATAAACAAGTGCAAAGAAATGATTGGGCTGATTAAGTTATCCAAGTTCTACGAGTTAATGAATCGCTACGAGAATGAGGATGATTCAAAGTTTATGGGCTGGAAAGATGGGCAGTTTGTATTCTATGGTCAAGGCTGGAAGTGGTACTCAGACTACGACTTCGTTATAGCATGGAAAGAATTGTGGGAGATGATGCAAGAGGTGGAGGATATATCAGGCGTATTTGTGCGGGTAGGCGAGGAGACTGATGACATCGAAGAAGATAACTTTGGCGATGATGTAGATTTTGATATGTGCTATCCAAGAACCGAGTTAGCATTTGGTGGCGGTAGCATATTGGGTAAACGAGAAACAGGAGAGGATGAATAATGTACGGATACAGTAGAAACACAGGCATCAAACGCCTACGCAATTACAACGAAGCATTGCAACACTTCAACGAGGCTACACCAATACGAGGTAAAGGCACTAATGCGGGTAAGTTACCCTTAGGCTATCGTCATCGTGCGGGTGAGTTCTATATGCAAAAGCGAGGCGATGCTATCGAGTGTTATTGCTATCGCACCCCAGTTGTAACTTATCACCCTAATGAAATCATTGAATTAAAAAATGGTGGTTGGACAAGTAGCACTACTGCTAACTTCATTAGCGAGGTGTTGCCGTTCGGTTGCCGTATCAGTAACAGTAAGCTGGTGGTGTCGGTGCGTGCTGGTGAGTATGCGTTTGAAAGTGGTCAGCTACAAATTGATGCAAGCGGTGGTACATACAATGTAATGCACCAAAAGCCTACCTATGTACACAAGGTAGATAGGAAGCAAGCTAACATTGTTAGGTCGCAGTACACAGACTTTATTAAATTCTTTAATGGCATGATGAAGTTGCGTGAAAACAATATGGTCAAAGAAGAGGAGTATGTAGCGGTGTTTGGTGCTATTAAAGGTATGGTCAATCATGGTGGTAAACCAAGGGCAGACATACCTAGCGATGTAGCACTACGCAACGCCGAGCAAGTTGATGAGTTGATTGGTTTGATGCAATCGGTAGACCCACAGGATAGATACAAAGCGTGCTTACGCATACTTAAGCAATGGGGCAAGCGTCATTACTGGCGTGACGATGGTTACTCAATCACACCTAATGCGCTCAAGCGTGCGATGAACGACTTAATCTTTGCCAAGCATAAGGATGTGGTGTTTAAAGTCGAAGAGGTCGAGGTGGGAACTATCAGAAAAAATTTATGGGCGCATTTATTTTGAGGGAAGAGGCATGGATGAAGGATGGAGAAAGTTTTATTACACCTATGTTTTAGGTGCAGTTTTTTTATTTTTAATTTTTAAATTTATTTGGTTATTGCGTGGCTAGATTATTTGTATTTAGTAATACAGTTTGATATAATAGTAGTAACAATAATAAAGTAGTAGAGCTAGTAGTAAAACAACCCACCTAACAATGTTAGGTACAACTTAAGGAAAAGCAAAATGGCTGAATTACATTTCGGTAAGACTATTACATTGGCACAAGCGGCTGAGTTAATTGTATCAACCCCTGAGAATCGTTACTTATTACAAGGCGAGCCAGGCATCGGCAAATCTTCATTACTCAAAACATTGGGTGCTAAGTTACCCACCCACAACATTGCTTACATTGATGTACCTAACATGGACTTGGGCGATATTGCTATGCCAGTTGTAGACCATGAGACCAAGACTACTGCGTACTATCCGAATCGTCGATTTAAGATGCATACAGATAAGCCAGTCATAACAATGTTAGATGAGTTTACTAAGGGTGCTGAGCCAGTTAAGAATATGTTGCACCCACTACTTGAGAAAGCTAACCCACGACTAGGTGATGTAGAAGTTAATCCAGAGTCAATTATTTTTATGACGGGTAACTTAGGTAGCGATGGTGTAGGTGATTCATTGAAAGCGCATACTCGCAATCGTATCATTCCTGTAACAGTACGCAAGCCTGATGCAGACGAGTGGTTATCATGGGCGATTAACAATGATGTAGCACCTGAGGTATGTGCATGGGTAAGACAATTTCCTCATGCAATGGCTAGCTATACTGAGGAAGGTCAGAACGATAACCCATATATCTACAATCCGAAGAAAGTACAGCAAGCATTTGTATCGCCTCGTTCACTAGAGACTGTGTCTAACATTGTTAAGAAGCGTGATAAGTTAGACCAAGACACAATCATTGCATCAATGACAGGCGCAGTAGGTGAGTCAGCAAGCCGAGATATGCAAGCGTACATCGAGTATGCAGACCAGTTGCCGACATGGGAAGTGATTATGCAAGACCCTAAGAAAGCGCATATACCCGAGAGTGCTGGTGCTTGTGCGATTACTGTATTCGGTGCGATTGCTAAGATTGATAAGAACACTATTGATAACTTCATGCAATACATCGAGAGATTCGAGAGTGAGTGGCAAGCGTGCTTTGCAATCAATGTAGCTAAAGCCCCGACTAAGCAAGCGATTGCGTTTAGTAGCCGTAAGTTTACTGAGTGGGTAGCGAAAAATGAGGATTTGTTGTAAACTGTAAGGACTTACAACAAGGAGGTAATCATGGGTCGTAAATATAACGAAGGTGTAGCTGAGGCTAATCGTGAACGCACTAAGCATGGCGGTGCAGTTGGCGCAAGGCAAGGTGAATCCAACAAGATGTATCAGAAATGGAGAAGCATTAAAGACAGATGCTATAACCCCAACAACAAGCACTACCACCGATATGGTGGGCGAGGGATAACTATGTGCAAACGATGGAGGGATAGCTTTGTTAATTTCTATGCAGATATTGGTGACCCACCCGAAGAAGGTATGTCATTGGATAGGTTTAATAACGATAAGGGTTATACACCTAACAATGTTATGTGGGCTACAAAGAAAGAACAGGCTAACAATCGTTCTACTAATGTAGTGGTTACTCATAATGGACTATCTATGACGCTAATGCAATGGTCAATAGCTTTAGGTTGGAAGTATGGATTGATTGCTAGCCGATGGAAGAAAGGGTTGCGTGGTGATGAGTTGTTTGCACCTCGTAAGACTAAGGAAAGAGTATGCAAGAAAAAAGAGTAAAGAAGAAGCAAAGACCTAAGCAAGCTAGTAGCAAGGTGTACGAGGACACAATAGGTCGGCGTGTTGTTGAACGCTTACAACGAGATGGTATGGAGCAGATGCGCCGTAAGCTAACAATGTTAGGACTAACCAGTATGAAGGACTTTATATGAACGATGTAACTGTAAGTGATGGCAAGGAAGAACGCAGACTAAAGAAGGTGAAGATTGCCTTGATGCGTAACCCTAAGTTTGCATTGTGGTCAGGTATCTTGATGGTAGGCAAGAGCATTATTCGTGATGATATTCCTACGGCTTGTACCAATGGGCGTGATGAGATTTATGGGCGTGCCTTTGTAAAGATGCTTGATGATAAGGAGTTGGCATTTGTTGTATTGCATGAGTCATTACATAAAGCGTATCGTCATCTGTTTACATGGCGCAAGCTGGCAGAGGAAGATAAGGAGTTAGCCAATGCCGCTTGTGATTATGTTATCAATCTTCAGTTAGTAGAGTTAGACCCTAACCAAGATGTGATTGCTATGCCTATGCACGAGGGTAAGACTATCGGCTTAGTGGATAAGAAGTATAGAGGTATGAACACTAAGCAAGTATTCGATTCACTCAAGCAAGAGGGTAAGAGTGGCGCAGACTTTGGCGGTGGACTTGATGAGCATGATTGGGAGGGTGCGAAAGACTTAACCGATGCAGTCAAGAAAGAGTTAGAGAAAGAGATAGACCAAGCGTTGCGGTCAGGTCAGATAGCTCAGACTAAATTGCATGGCAAGGGTGGCGGTGGTATGAATCGTGAACTCGATGAGTTGCTTAACCCTAAGGTGGACTGGCGTGAACAGTTGCGTGAGTTCGTTAAGACTGTATGTGCGGGTAGAGATACATCGTCATGGCGCAGACCTAACAGGCGTTACCTTGCTGGTGATGTGTATATGCCTAGCATGGTGAGTGAGAAGATTGGACATATTGCAATCGGTATTGATACTAGCGGAAGCCAAGGTGCAAGGGAGATTGCTGAGTGCCTAAGCGAAGTGCAAGGTATCGTGCGTGAGGTATTCCCACAGAAGATAGACCTTATCTATTGGGATGCCGAGGTAGCAAACCATGAGCAGTACGAGGGCGAGGCTGTAACTAACATTGTTAGTGATACTAAAGTAATGGGCGGTGGTGGTACAGACCCTACTTGTATGGCGCAACACTTGAAGGAGCAGAGTATCAAGCCCGAGTGCATCATTCAATTAACTGATGGATACATTGGTAACTGGGGTGATGCTAATGATTGGCAAGATGTACCGATGTTATGGGCGATTGTAGGTGGTGGCGGTGCGACTGCACCAGTTGGTAAGACTATACATATTAACTGAGGAGAATTCAAATGGATAGATGGGAGGAGGAGTTCGATGATTTATTCCCTGATGTGGAAGAAGGTTCGTTCGGCAAGATGGCTCGCCAGTATTTTAGGGCGGGTTGGATGCAAGCGATTGCCCTTATGTCAGACAGAGTTAGAGAGGAGTTCGATGATGAGTAAAGTTGTGATTGGTCTTGGGTTTGCAAACTACATCATAGATGCTAAAGATGCGATTGCTATGTGTGAAATCCTAAGCAAGGCTGAGAGGTATGAGGATAAGTATCATGGCTCAGTAGATGGCAAGCCTAGCTTTTATACATACCATGCGTGGGAACAAGATAACGATTCGAGTAACTTATGGAATTTTAAGTTATTGCCTGAGGCTCATTATCGTTTAGCTAAGTTAGCTGGTAAACCTGAGGAGAGAAAGTGATGTGGGATAACACAGATGAACCTAAACCGACTCATGTGTATCAAGCGCATATGATTAAGAAAGGGAACTGGGCGGTGATTAAGGCTCTTACTTATGGGGGGACTTCGCATAACACTTATCCAGTTGCGATTATTAAACAATACTTAACAGCTAAAGAAGCTAGTGGGTATGCGAAGTTATTACAGGGGGGTTGAGATGATTGAGATTACTTATGCAGATATGTTTTTAATTTGTGTCATCCTAACATTGTTAGGTATGTGGATTAAAGCAAGGGTAGAAATAATAGCTAACAAGGTTGTAATGAAAACGGCTATCGAACACTTGCATACTGGTGAAGCAGAGACATATAGTGATGGCAAAGTTATTGGGATACGGAGGGTGGAGAAATGACAGGACTTAGAGATACAGGTAATGGGGTAGTAAAGGTAGATACAGTAAGCAAAGGTGTTGAGTTGTTGCTTCAGCGTATGGATTCTAACCCGCTTGAGTTTGTATTTGGTGATGTAGAAGAATACAATGGTTCGCTTAGCGAGAGTAAGTGGTATCACTTCTTACCCACTAGACCAATCCAAGAGTTAATAGATGAAGGGGAAGAGTTAAATCTAAGTACACCCGAGTTCTATCTAACCGACTATGAAAAGAAAGTGTTACTAGATAAGTTGTATAGTTTGTATCGGCAAGAGTATGAGCAAGCGGTAATGCGTAAGTTGTTGGGTGCAGATAAACCTAAAGCTAAACGGAGATGATATGGCAATCACTAGAGCAGACTTAGTAAAGGAGTTAAGACCAGCAATAGACCAGTTATTTGATGAGGTGTATGCGGAACATAGTAGGAAACCATTTAACTTTGAGCCGTACATACTAGAGCAATGCGGTAAGTTGTATAGAGTTAAGAGCCAATATGTAATACCAGCAGAATATAAAACTGGCTGGCTGAAGTTAAAAGAAGCACAGGGTATTTTAAAACTACTGAAAGGGAATGATGACAATGAGTAATGAACTGAAATGTATGCCGTTAGAGTTGTTTGCAAATACAGACTTTGACAAGTGGTCAGATAACAACAGGGGTGATAAGTTAGGTGGGGTTATCCCGCACCTTGGTGGCTTGATGCTTGAACTTATTAAGCGTTATCCCCAATGGAACTTTGTTGCGATTAGTGGAAACTATCATGAAAGATTGGCTGATGGAACTCGTGTGCGTTTGGCTACAAAATTTGGTGTTTATGAAAAGCGTGAACTAATTGGCTTTGTTGGCTATGACCGAAGCTACGCAAGGGGCGACCAGTATGTAGTAGGCAATGACCGAATCTCATTAGGTAAATATAGGCAGTCATGCACCAAGACTACTAAGTTAGATGTGGCTTTGCGTTTGGTTAAAAAGAATTTTAGCCCAAAGACTACTGATGAGTATTTTGAAAAGGCAGTCGAAGTAGTAGCCGAGGGTGTAAATCGTTTGGTAAGTAGAGCTAACCAAGATACTAGGGGTTACTATAATGCGTTGCAATCTAAGATGGCTGAGTATGTGCGTAATAACTGGAGTAGCTTTGTGGATACTTTAAATCAGGAGGGTAAGGATACTTGCGCTAAATATATGGAAGCGCATGAAAAGTTAGATGTGAATGAGAATCTTCACAAGCTATTTAATACAGGCGATGCATCCACAGTGCTGATAAGGGAGAACGAGTACATAATCAAAAACAAAGGTGGGGTTACTGTATGCCCTAGCGAGCAGTTGCCACAAGAGTTGAAGTTGAAGTTAGGTATGTTGAAGTTAAGTGCGGTTGGTACAGTGGTTGAGGGCATGGGGTATCGTGCTACCGATGATTCATTTGTAATTGTTTAACTAAGGAGAGCTAACAATGTTAGGTTTGAAAAATATATTCAGAAAAGAAATAGAGAAACCAAAAGAGCAGTTGCCGATGGCTACGGATAAAGACTCTAAGTTTATATACCAAGGCGGTGCAGATGTACAAAAGGTGTGGCGTAAGTATGGTTGGATTCCACCCTCAGAGTACCGAACCGACTACGAGTTTGCAAAGAAAGATTGATATGACTGAAGAAGTTAAACCAAGACGGAGGGGGAAGAACAAGAACCCTGCGAAAGTATTAGTAAGTATCAGACTAGATACAGAAGTAGTAGAGTATTTTAAGGGCAAGTATCCGCAGAAATGGCAGGTAGAAGTGCGGAAGGTATTAGTTAATTTTATCAACAAGGAGAAGTGAAATGGGTCGTATGGCATATTCAAAATCACAAAAAGTACAGAAGTTTATGGAGCGCAATGCGGGTGCAAAGGCTAGGGAGATTGCCCAAGCAACAGGCGTGGATATTAACTATGTGTATGTACTAAGGTCAGCTAGTAAGAAGTTAAAGGCTGGCGATGTAGTGGCAAAGCCTAAGAGAAGAAAGGCAGAACCAGTACGGAAAGTAGGAGATGGAGTATTTAAAGGTGTAACTGGTAACTTGTATAAAGCAATGGACTTTAGCGTGGACAATGTAAATAGCCCAAGCCACTATAAAGTAGGCGGTATCGAAACGATTGACTTTATCGAAGCTAAACAGTTAGGGTATAACCTAGGTAATGTAGTCAAGTATGTGTCTCGTGCCCACTACAAAGGTATGAAGATTGATGACTTGAAGAAAGCCGAGTGGTATCTAAAGCGTGAGATTGCTAACATGGAGAGAGTAAAATGAGCGACGAATTTAAAATAGCAGTTGGTGTAATCTTTGCTGGCTTTCTTTTAGTTGGCGGTGGTGTAGGTGGGTGTATGTATGGTATGCCTATGTACAATGTGTATCACCAAAAGATGGAAGGCGAAGCCGAACTAGCTAAAGCCAACTTCAGTAAGCAAGTCATGGTGCAAGAAGCACAAGCCAAGATGGATGCGGCGACTATGCTAGCTAATGCAGAAGTTGAGCGTGCTAAGGGCGTAGCTAAAGCGAATCAGATTATTGGCGATAGCTTAAAGAACAATGAAGATTACTTGCGTTACTTGTTTGTAAATAATTTGGAGCATACGCAGAACCAAGTTATCTACATTCCAACAGAAGCAAACCTACCTATATTAGAGCGTAGGAAATAATAGAACTTAGTGCCTAGAGCATTGTAATACGCAGATAGCCCATAAAATCTTGCATATGTGGTGTGCGATTCTGCATGGTAAGGGTGTCTAGGCACACTGGTTTTTTCATCCTTACCAACCTTTCCGAAGCACGATGGGGGGCGTGTGATAATATGCTAACCCCCCAACCCCCAAAAAATATTCAATAAACTCTTTGACAGAGTAAAGAACCATGTTATAATCCTAACATGGCAAGCACCCCCGAAAAGAAAGTAAAAGAAAGTTGCGTTAAGTTGCTTAAGCAATACGGCGCATATTATTTCTACCCAGTTATGACTGGGTTTGGGCGCTCAGGTATTCCCGATATTATTTGTTGCATCCGCGGAAAATTCCTAGCCATAGAGTGTAAAGCTGGCGACAACAAGCCAACGGCACTACAAGAAAGAGAACTACAAAAAATAAATGAGGCTGGAGGTGTTTCATTGGTAATCAATGAGACTAACCTAACATTGTTAGATGAGATATTAAAAGGACTAACCCATGAAAGAAGCAAACCCTGAGTTTTGTACAGGCGTACAGATTCTACTTAGTCGTATGGAAAGCAACCCTGAGGAGTTTGGTAGAAACTCTGATAAGTGGGGTCGTATGCTTGAGCAGTTAGTAATGTGGAAAGAACTTGGCAGCGAAAGAATGCCATCACCTAATTATTTAACTGGACTTACGGCTGCTGAAAAAAATGCACTTTATGATGCGTACCAAAAATTTCTACGCAAGTCTTTTGACGATTGGGTTATGAAGGAAATTCTTACTGATGCAGAGGAGGAACTATCATATTCTGTGGCGTCAGCCCCAAACGTGGTTTTAGGGAATTCGGGCGCAGGAAGTTCGGGCATAACTTTAAGCGCTGGTGCAGGACAACCAACATGGACAAGCACACCTTTTATTTCGGCAACACCAAGTTCAAGAAGCATCACTATTGGCGAAGTAAACATAACAGAACAAGACTTGGCACTTATTAAACGGAGGGTAGGACTATGAACGAGGGCGTACAGATTTTATTAAAGCGTATGGATAGCAACCCCGATGAGTTTAAAGATGATGGTAAGTGGGTAAGTATGTTTAATAACTATAAAAAATATATGACAGACGAAGAAAAGACTGCATTTATGGATAAGCTATCTGCTACTCGTATGGAGCAGTTTAAACAAGGTGTATTAAAGAAGCTATTAGACGAAGAGAAACAAGCTACTAAAACATTTAGGGTAACTTCTGAACAATTTAATTTAGCAACAAAGCTCGGTATTTCTTTAAACGAGTATGCAAAAATATTAGCAGAATGGGAGAAAATATAATGAACCCAACCATAGAGATTCTATTAAAGCGTATGGAAAGTAATCCTGATGAGTTTACTAAGGAGAATCGCTGGCATTATTTATTTGAAAACTTTGCAGACAATTTAGATGAGGAAGACAAGGAAGCTTACAAAAAAGGGCTAAATAAAATCAGGTTAAATCAATTCCATGCACGAGTTATGGAGGAACTCCTCGACCCAAAGTCGGAGAGTGTGGAGATTCAGTCGTATTTAAAGCAACAAACCGCTACGCAACAGGCTGGTCAGACCCACGCTCAACATATGGCAATGCAAAAAGCGTATCTAGCACAACAACAAGCGCAGTTGGCACAAGCACAGAACCAGTATCAACAAGCATCATTAGGGGGCTTGAGCAGTTTGGGAAACTTATTCGGGGGTCAAAGTAAGTGAGCTACGTCATTAAGAACGAAGACGGTGACACCATGCGAGTGGTGGGTAGACAAGAAGAAGCCCGAGCTATCTGTGCATTACGCTTAGGATGGACATTTAAATGTGTGCGTAAAGCCAAACCTGTATATAACTTTGAGGAGGCGTTATTTTGAACGCAAATGAACTAGCTGATTGGATTAAGGTTACAGATTTTTACAAAAACACAGATAACCATTTTATAAACGACACAATGGATGAAGTTGAAGCCATGCTACGCCAGCAACAAGCTGAAATAGAAGCTGGAAAAATAATGATTAAAGGGTATAGCAAAGTAATTGATGAGCAACAAGCTGAAATAGACCGACTGACAAAAGCTAATTTAATTATGCAAGCAACAATTGCGGATTTAATAGAGCCATTGAAAACCTTAACAAACGAAGAAATCCTTGAATTATGGGATTGGAATAGCGGTGAAATACTAGCTACAGATTTGTTAGATTTTGCAGATGCAATACTAAGAAAGGCTAATAAGAAATGAACAATGAACCAGTAGCGTGGTTTTATTTTGGAATGGGTTTTATGGCTGGTCATATATTTTGGTGGATAGCATTAGCAATACTAAGAAAGGCACAAGAAAAATGAAAATCGTAGAAATAACCCCCAAAACTAGGCTTACGCTGGACGACTTACATACCGACCTTAATAAGCTATTAATTAAGTATGAAGATTTAACAACGGCAGAAACTATTGGCGTACTTGAGATTTTTAAATGGGAATTGATAAATGCACTTCCGAGCGAAGAAGTTGTATGAATATTATTTGCTTGGATTTACTAAGAAAGGCACAAGAGAAATGACTGCCATGCGTAACCCTGATGCAAAGCATACGGACTTTACCGACCTTATTGGGGTTATCCCTAGTAACCCTAAGTTTCTTGCATCTAACTTAGACATGGTTATGGAACGCTTCGGTAGCTTCCTAGTCGGTGAGTGGAAACGACCTGGAGAAGAAATTAGCAAGGGACAGGAGATTTTGTTAAGGCGTTTAGCTTGTATAGATGGGTTCGTAGTGCTGATTATTGAAGGCGACACAGATGATGGCATGAATGTAACCGATATAAATGCACTAAATGGAAAGGGTGATTTGATTTTACTTGGTAAAACAACAGAAGAATTAAAAGGATTCATTCGTTTTTGGTATGAACACGCAGAGAAGAAAGCAAGAGGGATAGTATGAAAAAGTTAATTTTAAAGTGGTTAGGTATAGATACATTAAGCAACGGACTTCTCAGAACAGTAGTGCCTGATACTGAACTTGGTTTTACACCTAACTTTCGTATTGGTTTAATTAAGACTATGAATGGTGGTACTGTATTAGAGATTGGTACTTTTAAACCAAACGCACGAGGCTCAGATTGGACATACGAGTTCTATTCAGTAGACCCTGAGCAGAAGCTAAGCGAAGCCCTTTCTATCGTTATAACTATGAAAGGGTTGGAACAGTGAGTGTGGTATACTCTAGACTTGTAAAACATATTGGAGTCTATAATGAGCGCAAAACAAACAACTGATTCTTTTTGGGATAAGGTAAATGTAAAAGGACTTTATCAATGCTGGGATTGGAAAGGGGCTAAAAATAGTACTGGCTATGGCACAGTATCATGGGATGGAAAAGTATATACCGCACATAGAATAGCCGCATGGATTAGATGTATGGTAACAGACCCATCAGCGCCAAAGACAAAAAAAGAAAAAACTTTTGTGTTGCATAAATGCGATAACCGATTGTGTTGTAACCCCGAACACTTTTTCTTGGGTAACTATTCTGATAATCAAAAAGATGCTTACGAAAAGAAACAAAGGAAACAACCAAAAGGGGAGCTTCATGTAAATGCTAAGCTTAGTAAAAAACAAGTAATTAGTATAAGAAATAGATATGAAAAAGGAGAAACTCAAACTGTATTAGCTAAAGAGTTTGGTGTAAGCCAAAGAACTATTAGCTTAATAGTGCGGTATGAGACATACGTATGAATATTATTTGTTTGGATTTTGAGACTTACTATTCTCAGACTTATTCGCTGTCCAAGATGACAACGGAGGAGTACATTCGTGGTAATGAATTTGAGGTTATAGGCGTTGCTGTAAAGGTAAATGATGAAGAGACACAATGGTTCTCAGGAACGAAAGAAAAGACACGCCAATTTCTTGAGCAGTTTGATTGGGGAAATAGCTTGGCGCTTGCTCACAATGCTATGTTTGACGCTGCTATACTTAGTTGGACTTTTGGTATTAAGCCTACTGCTTGGTTGGACACTCTGTCAATGGCTCGTGCAATCCATACTATCGAAGTTGGGGGTAGCCTAGATGCGCTCACTAAATACTATGGGCTTGGTGTTAAGGGCACAGAAGTATTGGATGCTAAGGGTAAACACCGATTAGATTTCACCCCAGATGAACTTTCGAAATATGGCGAATACTGCAAGAACGACGTAGAACTAACCTATGCACTCTTTCAAGAGTTGATGCAGGAGATGCCCGCATTTGAGTTAAAGCTGATTGATTTAACCATCAAGATGTTTAGTGAACCTGTGCTGGAGCTAGATACCAACATACTACTAGCACACCTAAGCAGTTTAAAAATTAAGAAAGAAGAGTTCTTAGAGAACTTTGATGGGGAGATGTTACGAAGCAACGATAAGTTTGCTGATTTATTAAAACAATATGGGGTTGAACCCCCACGCAAGATTAGTGCTACGACGGGTAAAGAAACATGGGCGTTTGCTAAGACTGACGAAGGGTTTAAAGAACTGCTTGAGCACCCAATCGAAGATGTGCAGTTATTAGCGGCGGCTCGTCTTGGCGTTAAGTCTACGATTGAAGAAACAAGAACAGAACGATTCTTAGGGATTGCTGGTCGTGGGTTGATGCCTATTCCACTACGTTACTATGCGGCTCATACAGGGCGCTGGGGTGGCGATGACAAAATCAATATGCAGAACTTAGGGCGTAACTCAATGTTAAAGCATGCGATTCGTGCCCCTGCTGGATATAAGATGATTGACTGCGACTCATCACAAATTGAAGCACGAACATTGGCTTGGTTGGCTGGACAGGAGGATTTAATTGAAGCATTTGAAAACGGCGAAGACGTTTATAAAATCATGGCCTCGGCTATCTACGTCAAAGAAGAGAAAGACATTACAAAAGATGAACGCTTCGTGGGGAAAACCACCATCCTTGGGGCTGGCTACGGCATGGGGAGCAAGAAATTCGGGGTGCAACTCAAGACTTTTGGCGTGGAGGTGGAAGAGGAGGAAGCCAGTCGTATTATCTCCGTCTATCGGCAAACTTACCCTCGCATACCATTACTTTGGAAAGAAGCGGGGAAAGTTCTAGATGCAATCTTGGAAGATAGCACTTGTGAGTTTGGAAGAGAAGGGGTGTTGTATGTGGAAGGCAGGAAAGGTATTAGGCTTCCTAATGGTCTATATATTAAGTATCCAAATCTACGAAAGCAGACCAACGATGACGGAAAAGATGAGTATGTGTATGACACCAAGCGTGGCAAGACCACTATCCCTAATAGAATATACGGCGGGAAAGTTGTTGAGAACGTGTGTCAAGCCCTAGCCCGTATAATCGTGGGCGAACAAATGTTGCTGATTGCTAGAAAGTACAAGGTTGTAATGACTGTGCATGATGCGGTTGCTTGTATCGTACCTAATTCTGAAGCTGAGACCGGCAGAGAATTTGTAGAAATGGCGATGAGGATGCGACCTAAGTGGGCACAGGAGCTACCATTAAATTGTGAAAGCGGAATAGGGAGGACATATGGAGACTGTTGAGGATAGATTGTTGGCGTTAGAGCGTAAGTTAGATACGCTATATGTGGCTGTTAGTACAGATGACTACTCTAATATGCCTGTTGAGCAGGATATAAAAAACAAGTGTATAGGGCGAGTAAATTTCCAAGCAAACAAGGCGCTTAGCTTACGGGTTGCTGAGTTGGAGTTTAGTAAATTAGAAGCTAAACAGCAGGAGTTACATACAAAAATGAGACTAATAGCTGAGGATTTCCCCCGTCTAAAAACACGTCTAGTGGAAGAAGATGTACCCTCAATTTATAAATAAGGAACTAAAAATGACTGTTGATTATTCAGAATACTTACTCAGAGCTAAACGTCTGATGCGAGATGTAGAGGTGCTAATGAATGAAAGGCGTGTAGATGAGGCGTTTATGGCGCTCTATAACTTGCACGTTGAAATTAAATTGATGGCTAATGCTATCCGCACTGCGGAAGGTGGCGTGTACCATGAATGAAAATGATTTGAGAGATTGCTTTGCGATGTTTGCTTTGGCTGGATTAGTTATGCGTGAAGGTGTAATAGAAAAAAGTGGTTTAGAAATAGACGCATGGGTTATGGCAGATAGGATGATGGAAGCACGCAATAAAAATTTTAAAGAACCCGAGACAGGTATTACTGCAGTTAAGCGGGTAAGAAAAACAAAATGAGTAGCTGGCTAATTGTAGTTACAGGGCTTATCTACGCCTATATCTCAGTAGAGCAGGGGTACAGAGGTAACTTTGCTATGTCTATGGTATATGCAGGATACTCTTTTTCTAACGTAGGTCTTTATATATTGGCATCGAAATGAGCGAACTAACGAGGATGGAACTGGTAGAGATACTAGAGCAGGGATTAAAAGCATTTAAGCTATCAGGTGCAGATGCTCCTGATTATGAAATTTTACCGGACGGCTCTGTGCTGTTTCACTACATGCCAACAGAGGAGTTACAAAAATACGTGGAGCAGCTTAGAGGATATGAATAACTTAGCTGATGCTTTTGAGAAGTGGTGGAGACAAGTTAAACAAGATAAAGCATGTAAGCAGTCGGAAGACAAAGTGGCAGCAATTTTTATTAGTGGATGGAGGGCATGTGAAATGGCAGTAAGAGATGGCGGTAAAGGCGATACACCACGCCCATTAGGTGTAAGCATGGAAGAGTTTGATAAGAACTTTGATGCAATCTTTGGTAAGAAAGAAGAAAAGAAATCGGATGTAGTGGTTGATATTGAAGCTACAAATGACGACCAAAGTATTACAGTAACTAAGACTTGGGAGATTTAAATGAAATGGATATGGCTAGCAGGGGCAATGGTTGGATGCTGTGTATTTTTAGCGTTCCCATCTAAGGCGTACTGCCAAACAGTGATTATTTATACGGGTACTAATGGCCAATACATCGGTCAGGGTACAGTTATTACTCCACCAGCACCACAGAAATAAGGCTAAAAATGGGTTGGTCATATAGTAGTCTTA